GGAATAAGACTTTCACTATTGAAACTAAAAATTTTGATAATACTGCTAAAATCCTTGACTTCTTGGGAAGCGTTCCACCTAATAAAAGAAAGACTATTCTTTCTGCTCTTGTTATTGTTACTGATAACAAAAAATATCGGGAGCTTATGCTTAGTGATATTAAAGACTATAATGCTGAAATTGGTAAGCAGGAGAAAAGTGAAAGCCAAAAAGAGAACTGGGTAAGTAGTGAGGATATTAAATCTATTTGGGATACCTTAAAGAAAAACGCTGATTTGCTATATAAAAAATCTAACCTTACTCCAAATGATTTACAAGCAATTCAGTCTTTTATCATTGTTTCTCTACTCGGTGGAGTTTTTATACCGCCTAGAAGAAGTAAGGATATTGTTGATTGGAAGATTAAAAACATATCTAAAGCCACAGACAATTACTTGGAAAAATCCTCAATCCACTACAACTCATATAAAACAAGTAAATTCTACGGGGAGCAGATAGTACCCATTCCCACTCAGCTAAAAAATATATTGAGCAAATGGATTAAGGTAAATCCCACTGACTATTTAGTATTTGATACCAATATGAACCCCTTGACTTCCGTGAAATTAAATCAAAGACTTAATAAGTTATTTGGTGGAAAGAAAGTGGGTGTTAATCTTATGAGACACGCATACCTCACAGGGAAGTATGGTGACACAATTGCTAAGAATAAAGATATTGAAGACACTATGGCTGATATGGGTAGTTCCAAAACTATGCTTACTACTTACGTCAAGGAATAAATTCTTTAAACTCCCTGCGGGATTTGCGGGAAAATTTGAAACATTTTCAAACTAATTTTGAAACTCATTTTACCAACTACCAACTGACGTCAGCTGGTAGTTGATTTTCACGCCATACGGAGACTTTTCAAAAACATTAAAATTTTCCCGCATTTCCCGCAACTGATTATCTATCTCCCTTTAATTATTTATACATAGCGGCAAGAGCTGGAGGCATTGTTCTACCAAATTGGAAATTAGCAGTAAATGGTTGTGACTGAACTGCTTGAGGAGTTGCTAATAAACTTCCACCACCACCTACTCCACTATCCATACGGCGGACATTATTTCTAATCATACCACTTCCTCTATTTTGGGCATATAAACCTCTTCCACCTGAAGCATACAATCCTCCACCAGCAAATAAACCATAACCAACTGGGTCAGCATAAGGTGACAATACACGGCGTCCTCCGCTGTAATCATAAGGACCTTGTGCTTGTCTTCTTTGTTGTAAAAGTTCTTCTAAATCCGCCATACTTAGTCTTGCTAATAAATCCTCTACATTAGCAGCTCCCATTGGACTTGCCGTCAAAGCCATTTCTCCTTGACTTACTGAGGTTCTTGAAGGAGGAGCTACACTTGCCTTTCTTGTAGTAGGAGTTGTTGCGGACCTTAAACGGGTTTGTGCCTTAGCAGTATATTTATCTATTTGCTTATCACTCTCTTTTTGAGCAACCTTTCCCAACGCTTTTCCACCTGCTTTGCCTAATCTCTCACCCATTGCGGCAGCAACTGGGACTAATTCAGGTTGCCCTGCCGCCAAAGCTAAACCGCTAAAAGCAGCTGAACCAAGAGTAGAACCAAGGATAGGAGCATATGTTCCAATTGCTTTACCCACTTGTTTCTTTGCCGCTTTTGAACCAACAGATAAAATAGCACTGCCTAATGGTTGGACTACGGGATTTAAGAAATCAAATACACCTGAACCCTCCATTTCACTCTCCATATTTGCTTTAATTTCTTCAGGAGATAATCTCATAGTATATGCTTTACCCTTTTTGAATGCTTTGGTAATAGGTTTCATTTTACTTGAACCTACCATTACTTTCATACCTTCACCACTCATTATACGTACAGCTTTTCCCTTACGGAGTTTGCCTAAAACCCTTGAGGAAGGCACTTCAATACCAATCTTTTGGAATTCCATTTATATATGAATACAATATTATATTTTTAATGACAAATCCTAAATGTTAGATAATGACATTAAAAAAGGGATATTATTTCTTCTTTTTTTTATATTATCTAATTATTACGCTATTGCTTTCTTTAATTTTCTCTCTTCTCTTCTTTTTAAATTTATCTCTGCTCGTTCTTCGTCTGTTAAACTTGCTCGTTTTGCTTTCGCCCAATCCCTCGCATATTTCTTTGCGTCAAAACTTTCTGCCTTTGGTTGAATACCATTTTCTCTTCTATTTTTCTCTGCCCATTTGCGTTTATATTCTTTAATGTCTGTTATTCTGTCTATTTTTTCTTCTTCTGTTTTGTTTTCTATATTATCTTTTTTATTATTATTTTGTATTTGTTTATCTGCCCACCTTAAATTATCAATAGAATTATTACTCCTTACTCTGTCAATATGGTCTATCTCGGGTAGATTATTTGGATTGGGTATATACTGGATTGCTAATAATCGGTGAAAATAACATTTTTTTCTCTGCTTATCCACGTTTGTTAAATCCAAATATAAATACCCTTCTTTCTCTTGAAACTCCATTTTTTTTTTATAACAACAACTCCATATATGAGTTTTATTTATTTTATATAACCCCTCATACCCTTTAAGATTTTCAAAATTATTTTCATTTAAATATTCCTCAATTTGGGACTGGTCCTTTTTCAAAATATTTATCCTGTGTGCCTTTAATGCTTTAATTTGCTCGTCAATTTCTGTAATTGTATTCATATTGTATTTTATAATATAATATGAAAATATCTTTTTAAATCAATTTTTTTATTAATAGTATTAAACTATATATAGACAGATAAAAAAACTTAAGAAATAAATAATGATTTCTTACACACGGGCACCTGTTAATATATCTACACTAACCTCAACACCATATTCCACAAAGACAAAAATATCAATTGCTCTTTCACTTCTGTTTTGACCCAAGATAGAAACAGATTTGGGAACTGCCTCTTCAACGGGAAGCATACGGCCAACATTTACGTAGTAGTAGTTGTATTCCAATTCAAAAGCAGTTTGGTCAATGAGACCACTTGACATACCGTCAACCATACCGCCATTTACAGCATTTGTTCCGTAAAGTTGGTTAGCAAATTGCTCGTAAGAATAACGCTGAGTATTGTAAATAGCATTCTGCCCACTAATTTGGACGTTGAATTGCGTAAGCAAACACAAAGGGGAAGTAGGTCCTCCACCCGCAGGGTCAAAGGGAGATTGGAGAGGAGAAATAGTGTTAGCAGTGGTAGTATAAAAGGGGAGACACAATACTGACTTGATATTAGCAATGCCATTTGTAATCAAGTTATTGAATGTTCCAGAGGTAGAAATGTTGTTAACAATGTATTGGTAAATATCTGTGTATACAATCTTTTTAATGGGACTGGATAGGTAAGAACTTTCAAAGACAGGGTTGAAAGTGTAAGCAGGGACGTTGAGGATAACGGAGTTACCTAAAGGACCAGTAGCAGCAACATTAGTAGCAGAAACTTGAGTAGAATTCAAAACTCTGTTTCCTACAGCAATAGAAGCAATATAACTTCCAATAATTAAAGCAGATTGACCACCATTACTTGTTACACCTGACGCCAACATAATAGGAGATACACCACCAAGAGGAGAAGAGACTGAACAAGTATCATATTGACCAGCAGCAGTAGCAGTAGAAAATGTCACACTTGATTGATTTAAATTCAAAGTCAAGCGGAGGAAAGTGCCTTTCATTAGGGGAACTTTGTCAAAGAAAGAATGTAAATGTTTCAAGTAGACTATACCAGTGATACTTGCTTGGAATGCTTGGGAAGTTGCGTTTGAAATATAAGATTTCCACAAAGTAGTTAGAGAAGTTGTTGAAATGAAAGTGTTCCATAAAGCACCTGTAGTTCCTGTGATACTAAAACCTGCGGGTTGGAAATTCCACGCCTGTTGGCGTTTCACAAAACCTTCATTATAATTATCTAAAGAATTGAAAGCACCGTTAACTACTGGGAAAGCACCAAGATTTTGGTTATTCACAGTGCCTACACCTGAAGCACCAATTGTTGCCAAAAAACCAACTGCCTTTGCGTTATCAGGGTAAAAACCAATAGTAGAACCTTCAGTAAGAATATCACCATAAGACATAGAAGTCATAAGTTTAAATGAGTTCCAAAGACCACAGAAGGGAGTTTGCTGAATAATGGTAGTACCATTCATATCAAGTGTTAGGGAATGGACAATAGAACCATACCAATTCTTAAGACCTAAAGTGTAGTCAGCAGCAGTAGCAGTAGCACCAGCAAGAAGAGCAGAACCAGTTAAAGTTAAATACATAGGCACAGTTAAATAAGCTTCTCTGTAATTCATATATTTGTTAGAGTTAGCCAACTGGGAAGTATCAATCACACATTGATTTCCTACATAAGAACCGTTTTGATTATCCAAAATAGACAACCAATCTTTCTTAACAAAAATTTGAGGAGTTCCCTCGCTCATACTCGCCATATCAAAAACAACGCTATCGGCAGACATTTTATAATATAATAAAAGATAATAATATTTAATTTTATCTTTTATTCTTTCCTTCTAAAGTCCATTTTTAAAAAAAATGGAGTTAAATTATTATATTTTTGGTTCTCCCTTTCCTAAAGGGAGAGGACTACATACTAAATTGGATATTCTTCACTTTTCTTTGGACAGGTTTTACAATTAAAGACCCCAACTTTTCTCCTAAACCTGAGCCCCTTGCTGGATTTACTCCAGTCGTCTTAATATAATCGTCAATAGAAGTATAAGAAGACCCAGCACCTGGTCCGCCTCTATTCAAAAGGACAGAACCCATACCGCTTCCTCTCATTCCGTATCTCTTCATTTTTCTCCCACCACAACACATAGTAGAAAGGTTATACGCCATTATATACTTATACAATATAATATTTTAAACATTTGCTCTTAAAGAAATCTTCTTCTTTAAATTCCTTAATCTCAAAGTATTTATCATTAATGTATTTAAAAAGGAAAGCTGCTTCTGTATATCTTGTTGCTTAATCTCACCGTCTGCGTCCTTTGTATTTTTCATATCCGTCAATAGTCTCATTTGTTCCTTGGAGAGGTCGTCGTACATTTTGTCTAAATAGCTCTCTGTTAAATCACAACCAAACATTCCTGACATTCTTGTTATATAATTAAGCAAGACTTTTATTTTTTAAAATGGACTATTATTTCATTATCATTTTTTCAGTATCTTCCTTAATGACAAGGACTATTGTCATATTCGGGTCTAATACTTGAACTGGAGCAAAATCGTGTCCAAGCAATTGAACCCTCAACTGGTTATACGTCCCCTCAAGTAGTTTGTTCCAACCAAACTCGGGCGGTCTTTCTTGTATTTGCTCTCCAAAACCAACATTAGGAGTAACATTATAAATGATACTTGAAGGAACAGCATACTTATTGCTAATATTTGATATTGATAAATACAGAGAAGAATTGGGTTGAATGTTTGGTGAGGTTGAACTATTGAAGGAAAGATTTAATGTAGTGCTTGTTGTAGTAGCAAATCCATTTACATATCCAAACAATTTCGCAAAGTTTCCTATTAGGGTTACTATTGGTGTAATACTTGTAGTAGGGAAACCAGGGAAAGCAGCAGTTGCGTCAGGAACACTTCCTGTAGGAGCAGTAAAACCTGCTGGTAAAGAAGTAGGGACTAAAAATGTATTTATTTGGACGGAATAGCGGTTGGGATTTACAATAAATTCAGCGTAATACACATTCTCCCCAGCAGCGTTTATTAAATATGTTCCATTCTTAATCATATTGTATTGTAAAAAGTAATTCAAATCACTTACTTCATATAACCCGTCAGGAACACTTAAAGTGTAGGTTATTGCTGGTCCTGCTCCTACTGTCCAAGTATAAGAGAATTGATAATTATTTAATGGAGACACATTTACATTTGCCCAAGAATAATACATATTAACACTTTGAACTGCTATGAGGTGGTTAGGAAAACTAACTGAGTTTGGGAAAGTATATACCAGTTGGTTATTACCTGAACCCACAATATTCGTAGAGTTTAAAACTAAGGTCGCTACCATTTACTATAATATTATAAAATATTATAAAATTATGTCCTATTTTTATTACTTTACGCCTAAAGGTTTTTTTCTGTAAGAAAGGGGATTGGGAATAGTTGGAGACGTAATGTTGTTACCCTTTAAACCTAAATAATAAGCTACTTGGTTACCACCTGCTATAAAGGGTGGCTGAGTATTTCTTAATTGCGGTATATTACCACTTAAATTTGGTAAATTCACCTTAGGATTAAAATTGCCGTTCATATACCATATCCATAGATTTTATTTTTGGTTAAATGTTTGGTTATACCTTTTGAAAGGTATATTAGTATCCTAAAATAAGCAGTTCCTGTAATATCTCATTTGCTTGTCTCTTTGGAATACGTTCGCTATTCATTAATTTCAATAATAGAAGTTTAAATTCCTTTGCTATTACTGGACTATCATTTCCAGCTATGATTTGTCCTCTCAAAATGTTGAAGCGGTCTTCCTCTTTCTCATTCACACCCTTTCTAAAACTCTTGGGCACAGCAGGAGTATCCACCTTACAGGTTTTACAAATATGGAATAGCTTATCTTTTTCGTCTTCATTTAATCCTGAAATATTATCAAATTCAGGCATACCACCACCAATAAGACTTTTCATAACTTTAGCCATTGAAGAAGACACCTTTTCAGTAGAAAGATTTGGAATTACATTACCTGAAGGGGTTCTAAAAGCTATTATGCCGTCTTGGTTTAATCTATTTCTATTTATAAAATATCTACCAAAGGGTACATACATTTTTGGTCTTTCCACCTTTCCAATCTCTTCCGTATCAATTAAATGGGCAATACTTTGTCTGTAGGGTTTCTCTACTAAACCTTTGCCTTTCATTTTACCCTTGAGACCATTACCAATTGTTTTGTTTTCACTCTTAGCAATATAATCCATATACAATTTATTTAATACTTTAATACCAGTAGCAGCAAGTATTTTTTTATTCTTTCCATTTACATTCATACCATAACTTTTTCCTTCCGCTTCTAAAATCAAATCAGGACTTCCAGCAAGACGGGCATTTAAGTAACCTATCTTATCAGGTTTAGTTTTTAATTCACCCCATTCAAGGTCTTTTGGAAATGAAGTTAAGGTTTGGGTTTGCTTTGGAGCTTTGGGTTTTGCTTTTACGGAAGAAGAAGAAGACGGTTCTTCGTCGTCTTCTATTACTAATCTTTTCTTCTTTGGAGCTTTTGGAGCTACTCTTGTAAGTGCTAATTCTAATTCTTCTAAATCATTAGCTGGTAATGCTAATTGACCTTTAGTTCCACCCTTTCTAAGTAGGTCTCTTATTTTAATTCTATTTTCCATTACCTCAGGAGTAATTGTTAATTTCTCTCTAATGTCAAAAATTAAATCCTCAGCAGTAGTTCTATCTTTATCTTTAATTGCCTTATCTAATTTATTTACAATCTCTAATAGTGCGTCAGGAGTAGCAACAAGACCATAATAACTATTTATTAAATCAAAAATTGATTTTTGGTCAGCGTCACTCAACTCGTCAAAGTTAGCTTGGTCTGCTCTTGTTAATCCTGTTTGGACATTATCTTGTATAACCTTTCTTGCTTCAGGAATATCAATTCCCATAGTAGCATTTGCCTGAACTGTTAGTCTTCCAAGTTCTTTCAATAAATCTCCGTAATCAGCAAAAATTTGATTTGGACTTAAGACAATATTGTTACCTGACGCTAATTGTAGTCCAAATCTAACACCTTGTGCCTTTTGGGTATCGTCTATCAACTTATTCAAATAGACTATGAAGACACTCAATGGAACACCTAGTCCATATTTCTTAATCATATCTTTCTGTATAGTATCCCAGTTTTGAATAGCAAAAGCTACTTGGTCACTATCCAATGAAGCTATGATTTGCCCAGCTATTCCTCCGTCTGTAATTTGCTGTAATAAAGCACGGAGTTGGACTTTGCTTCCTTCCAAGTCCGCCAACTTTTCAGTTGTGGTTCTTACGTCAAGTGGTGGTACTGGTAATTGCCCTGTGGTTTTCAACAGCATAACAGCGTTGGTAATCTTTTGGTTGTTAGACGCTTCCAAGCGTAAGAAGGATAAGTATTGTTCCCTATACTTCTGTATGTCAAACGGCTTCTGTAAAGGAGGGTTCATTTATACCATAACTATATATTTTAAAATTTTTAGAATATATAATAAAATAATTAGCAAGAACTAATAATCTTTTCCTTTTCCTCCGTCTCTTTTTCCTTCAACTTTCTCACTAGTTCGGCAACTCTTTCTTCACGTTCTCTCTCACTTGTCTCCCAAAATTCCTTTTGGTCTTCCCTTAATAGCAGTTGGGGTTCTGTATTTAAGATTTGGACTGGGCAACGTTCAGCTTTAAATTTCTCCGTTAGAATATCTTCCATTACCAATTGGTCAAACTCTTCTTTCAATTGTTCTACACCTTTATCTCCTAAACTCTGTATATACTGGTTCAATATACGGTTATATTTCTTCTTTTGACTTTCCTCTAAGTCTCTAAATGAGCTAAATGGGTCTAAAGCCATTTTTGTCATTACAATAAGGTTCAAGCGGGTAGCATTCTCAGGCGTCCAGTCTTCTTTACTAAAGCAGGGCATTTATATAATTCAAGATTTTATTTTTAAATTTTTACTTAATTATACATTAAAATTATAAGAAAGAAGTTAATAGAAATTTATATATAAACAAAAAAAAAATTGAGATTAATTTTTAAGTATTTAAGTATTGTAAAAAAGCAAATAAGTAAATAAGTAAAGTTTAAAAACAAAGCAAAATGGATAAGATTAGAACAGAGTTGAGAAATTTACGTTGTGTTCCACTTGTACATTTATATAATAGTGATTATGAATGGTGGAATACAATTACAGATACAGAAGAAAGAAAAACCTATATTACGTTTTATTATAAATTTTGTGATACATTAGATAACATTAAAAACAAATTACATTATGAATATAAAGAAAAAGAAAAGGAATTAATTTCAAAATTAGTATTAGATTTTGCCCCTTATCGTAAAAAAAGATATTTTGACCCTTCTATGTTTCCAATTGGAACAATTGTCAGTTATGATTATACTGGTGAAAGAAATAGTGACGGAGTAAGCTATTGTATAGTTAAAGCTACAAAAACTTATTTGGAAGGTTATAGTATTATTGGAACTGAAATTGGAGAATGGAGAAAGTTTTCTACAAGTCCAAAAACAATTTCGTATATAAAATATTAATCTAAAACCATTATAAATTTGAAAAAGAGGGAGACAGACATACCCTTTTTTCTTTGGGAGTTTAATTTAATTTATGGGCAAAAGTATATAGTTTTTGGAATTTTTTTTGAAAAAAGTATTTTTACATACAAATAAAAAAAAATTGAAATTTTTGAATAACTTATATATTCTTGTAAAAACATAAAAAGATAAAAGCAAAAAGCAAGAGAAAATGAGTAACAGAAAACAATTATTGAAAGCATTTAATAGTTTGTCTCAAGAACTTAAGGACGAATATATTGAAACATTATATAAATATTATTATGAGCAGTCCGCACGTAAAGAGGAATTCCACCCACGTGAAGAGTGGGACTATTACTTTGATATTGCTTGTGTTTGGTATTTGAGTAAGCACGAAGACTTATTAAATAAGTTATGTAGTAAAGTTGTAGAAGAAAACACATTAGGATATTGTAATGAATGTGAGGCAGAATTAGCTGACGGGTACTGGTGGAGCAGACCTGAAAGAAATCTAAAATTCTGTGCTGACTGCGGTGAATATGTGTTAAAGGAAGAGGAAGAGGAAGAGGAAGAGGAAGAGGCAAAAGGTGAAGACTGGTGGAACAATGGGACACACCCTTGTTGTTGTTGTGGAGAGTTTGACGAAACAAACCGCTTTTTCAAAAAAAGCTATCAAATTTGGTGTGAAGTATGTGCTGACCAAGTAGCTTGTAAAGAATGCGGTTGTTGGTATTTTATGGAGGATACATTTAGTGTTTATTGTCTTGAGTGTATAAGAGTATAGAAAAGTTTAGAGAAAAGAAGAAATAACATTCCTTTTTTTCTTGGGGTTAGCTTAGTTTATTTATGGGCAAAAATATATTTTAAAAAATGACTTAAAGAAAAAAAGGAATTGTCTGTCTTCTTTTTTTCTCCCTCTTGCTCTGCTAAAACTTAATTCACTACATTCTTGGTATTAATCACAACAATTGCGTCTCCAACTGGAAAATCACTAGCCCACATAGCAAAGTTCATTTCAGGATATGTCTTGTAATATGCTCCGTCTTGGTTTCTGTCAGCACATAATGGAGTTTTGTAGGGAACTTGTTTGTTAGCTACATTCTTGTAGGTAGGGGAAGCAGTTGTTGGAACAAGAACACCTAAAATTCTTGCCCCTTTAGGCACTTGGTCTTTAATATTCTTTCTCAACTTGGTAGTATTTACATAACTTAGGCAGTCATACCAATCACTTGGAAACAATAGAGAACCCACCTTGTTCCCGTATTGCTCCTGATAGGTTGCCTTGCTAATCACTTGGATAGTAGTCATTTTTTCAGTTTGTCTGTTTGCTTTTTATAGTTTATACTCTTCTGTAGAATAATAAAAAGCATTTCAATTTTTTTTTTTACTATATAAAATGACTTAACTGAAAATTTATTTTGTTTTTTTAATTTTTTTTTAGTATTCAGTATATATATAAATGCCGTCTGCTTGGGTAGAACATATTAGAGATTTCGCAAAGAGAAACAATTTAACTTATGGGTGTGCTTTGAGTGACCCTAAATGTAGTGAAGAATATAGAATTAAGTTTCCAAAACCTGCTAAAAAGGGCAAAAAAGGTAAGAAGTTGGATTTATCCAAAACTGAATTCACTCCTTTAGAAGAAGCTGAAATAGATACAGAACCAAAGACAAAAATGATTGTGGAGAAGAAACCACCAAAAGAACCAAAAGCACCAAAGAGAAAAACTAAAACAACTCCTGAACCAAAAGCAGTTAGAGATTGGGTTTTTAAACCAACAAAAAACAACTACGGAAGCACAGAGGTTGAACGAGCATATATGTTGAATGCTTTACCAAATGACCGAAAAATAGCGGAAGAAGGATTATATAAAAATGATAGAGCAGAAGACTTCAATGTTAGAGATTTTAAAGACGCTATTGATAAAAATAAAAAACCCGAAACCTCCGTATTATTAAGAATAGCAAAATACTTACAAAAGAACAAATTTGGAAAAATAGTGTATTCTAAAGTAGCAGCAAAAGCACCTGAACCAAAAGGCAAGGGTATAACTACAAAAAATATTTCCAAAAATATTACCTGTGGTATGCCCCTTTCACATTCTATGATTTTGAAAATGGTTGGAGACGGACTTTCTAAAATGTATGGAGGTAGTCTTAGCGGAAGTGAAAGTGACGAGGAATTAACAAAAATGGTTGGTAGATTAGGTTTTACTGTGAGACGTGAAGCAGATAATAGCCCACCTACTTTTGTTCCTGTTAGACTTCCTTCTCCTCCTTCTCCTGTTGAAATGGAAACACCTTCAGGAAGACAAGGAGTTTCATTAACAACAGCCATAGCAAGAAAACCTGCTCCACCAAAAATAACTGGTGCTAAAAGAAATACAAAAAGTCCTGAAGCTATAGGGGAAAGTAGCAGTGGTAAAAAACAAGTTACACAAAAATAATATATTTAAAAAAAAAATTGATTTAAATATATATTTAGGGCAAAAAGGGTATAAATAAAATAAAACATATATATATAAATGGAACAAGTTCAAATTCAAGAAGATAATTTTGGTCCTACCTTTCCCAAAGGTGGAGAAGATAAGAAGCCAATGACCGCTGAGGAAAGACGTACTAAACGTAGAGAATATATGAGAGGTTATATGAAGACATATTACAATATGGATATTGATAAATCCCGCAAGTATAACAAGTCAATCAAGTACAAGAGTAAATTTGGAGTTGCCGAAGAAGAATTCAAAACATTTGGAATTCATTTAGCAGATATAATGAAATTGAGAAATTTGTTGGATACCCTACCTCCCGATTTATTGGATATAGTTTTTGAGGAGAGAATTTAGGCGGGAAAGTTTAGGAAAAATATGTATAAACAAAAAATACATATTTTTCATTTTAAAAAAAAATGAAACTTTTTTTTTAATTATTAATTATTTAGAGAAAAAAGAATATAAACATATCCAAATATTATAATATATATACATATTAAAATGGAATTAATAAACGCCCTCCCGCTTTGTTTAACTAAAAAGCAATCTGTTTTAGACGGATTGGTTCTTATTGAAATTATACCCGTTAAGAGAATTAAGGCATTACTTAAGAGCGGATACTTGCTTTTATCTTGGGGTGAAGATTATAACTGGGACTTTCATAAGAAAGTAATTATGGAACAATATGCTAATGAGAGTGTCCAAATGTATGGTTATTTACATAATTATAACAAAAATTTAAATGGTGTATGTGTGAAATATATAAAACCAAAACATAAATGGGGCAGAGCTTTCCCTCATAAAAATCTTGGCTTATCAGCTTTCCGCCGTATTGTCCGTAATTCTCTAATAAATGGTATTTACTATGACCTAGATATAAAAAATGCTCAGCCTGAAATCATAAGAAATTTATGTGAAAGCAATAATATCAATTGTTCTAAAATTCAAGAGTATTGTGCTGACAGACCAAGAATTAGAAAAATGGTAGCAGAACATTATAATGTGAGTGAAGACGCAGCAAAAGAATTATTTATCCGTATGTGTTTCTCAGGCTCATTTAATGGTTGGTCTATTGAAAATAAAATCCAACATAGAGCACCATTACAATTCATAACGCTTTTTGAGAATGAGTTAAAAGATATTGCTGAAAAATTAAAAAAAGAAAACCCAGCTCTTTATGAAACTGCTAGAAAGAAAAAAGAGGATACAGGTGAAGTAAAGGAAAATAAAGTCTTGGGTTCTTTCTTTGCTTTGTATAATCAGGAATATGAAAGTAGAATTGTAGAAGCGGTTATGTGTTATATAATTAATCATACAGACCTAATGAAAATACAAGAAAGTCAAATTTCAGTAGGTGCGTATGAATATGACGGAATAAAATTATTAAAAGAAAATGTGGATAAATTTGAAGGTGGAATAGAAGGGGTGGTTGAATTATTAAATGATAAAACTTATGAATTAACAGGATTTCATTTGGAATGGACAAGCAAACCCTTTGAGGACGTATATGATTTAGATGAATGGATTGAAGCCGTAGAAGAAGACGGGAAGCCAAATGAAGAATTAGCTGCTGATATGTTTAAAATTACAAACGCAATTACAAATGGTGATTGTGGTATTATTGAAACATTAATGGAAATTTTACCTAATCATTATATTTATTCAGTTGATAAAGCAGACGGAAGCAAAGGCATTTGGTACGGTTGGAATGGAAACCGCTGGGAAAGAAGTGACGCTCCTTTAAAGAAAGCAATTATGTATAATGTCCCTGAATATTGGAGAAGTATTATGGAAAAATGGGATAAATTATATGAAAAAAAAGAATTTCAAGAAGGGGAAGAACCTGATTGTAATTATGAATTATGGCAAAGAACTAGAAAGAATATGTGTGAGCGTATTTATGATTTGAAAAAAGCAAATGGTATGCTTAATTGTGTTTCAGTTGCTAAAACCTTAATGGCTAATTATAATTTAGAATTTGATACAAACAAAGATTTATTTGGTTGTGAGAATGGGGTAATTGATTTGGAAGCAGAAATGTTCCGTCCTTATCAGTTTGACGATTTTATAACTTTTACTTGCGGTTATAATTTTACCCCTTACTTGATTGATTTAAAAGTTGTAGAAAACAGAAGCATTATGGTAGAAGATAAGAAAGTGGAGGAAATGGTCTGCCGTAAAGTGAAGTTAAGTGATTTACCTGAAGAATTTAATGCCTCCTTGAAGGTGATTATGGACGCTTACAATCAAATATTTCCTGATACAGATTTAAGAGATTATGTTTTTAAAATATTATCAACAGGATTATCAGGAAGAGCTATTGAGAAGTTCTTTGTATTTAATGGTAAAGGTAGAAATGGTAAGGGTTTAACAAATGAATTTATGGAAGTAGTATTGGGTAATTACTTTACTTATGTAAGTCCAATTATTTATTGTGAAAACCAAAAGTCAAAGAGTAGTGCTGGTGCTAATCCTGAAATAGCAAAGTTGGATAAGAAACGCTATATTGTAAGTAAAGAACCTCAAAAGGACGCTCCGCTTCACAATTCAGTAATTAAAGATTTAACTGGTGGTGGTAAGACTTCAGGGCGTTTGCTTTACTCTTCAAAGACGGAAGTGGAATTATGTGGAACAACTATAATGGAATGTAATGAGAAACCGCCTTTTAGTGAAGCTCCAAAAGACGCTGACGCTGAAAGAATGAATGATTGTTTATTTGGGAGCTTATTTACAGATATAGTTGAGAATGTAGATAAAACAAATCATATTTATTTACAAGACGCCACTTTAAAACATAAATTTAAAACTTCTATTGTTTATAGAAATACTATGTTAAACTTATTGCTTCATAATTTATTTATGGTAAAGAAAGAGAGTTATAATGTGGATTTCTTCAAACCTGAAAGCGTAAGACAACGTTCCTTTGCGTATCTCCAAAATTCTTATGATATTCATACAATATTCCAAAATTTATTTGAGATTAGTTGTGAGGAGAATAAAGATAAATATGTGAATTGGAAAAATGAAAAGTGGGATTGTGATTGGACATTACCAAAGATAGCTCAGGTGATAAGGAATAGTGTTGAATTTAAAGAATTATCAAAGTCAAAGCAGAAGGAATATACAAAGGAAGAAGTGGTGAAATTCTTTAAAACAAATAGGTTGTATAAGAAATTAGTATGGGAAAATTCCCATTTAAAAATAGAATGTTTAAAAGGGTACAGATTGAAACCAGCTGAAGATATTGAAGAAGAATAAGTGGGCGGTGTTAATGGAAAAAGGCATATAAACTTTGCTACTGGTTGGTAGTTGGTTGGAGTTTATGTGTTTTTTTCTGTTAGTCATTTGCGGGATTTGCGGGAAAAATTGAGACATTTTCAAACTAATTTTGAAACTCATTTTACCAACTACCAACTGACGGAAGTAGGTAGTTGCCTTCCGCCCCATACGGATTATTTTTGAAAACATTAAAATTTTCCCGCATTTCCCGCAGATTGTTCATATCCCCCTTTCTCTTAACAAATACCAACTACCACAACTACCAACTTATATTGGTTTAATTTACCTTATTTGCCCTTTTCAATAAACATAGCTACCAAAATGAAAAAAATGGGAATATTATTTCTTCCATTCTTTTCCAAAGTTTATATAAATTTATCCCTTAATATAATACTCAATACAAATATTATTACCTCCTGCTTCAGTTACTTTTCCACAGGTATCACAATATTCAGTTTTATCTCCAACTTCACTATCAGTATCTTCTTCCTCTTCTTCAATCAATAAATTTTTTAAATCTTCCATATCCATTGCGTATAGAGTTACATACGCAAAGTTATTTAAGATATATCTAGGGGTAAATTTCTCATAATCCATAATGTTATCTTTACCATAATTTTCTTCATACCATTTTTGAAGGTGCTTAATTAAATAACAGGTAGCTTTTAAATCAAGGCAGTCATTAGGGTCTCCTTCATTTTCTTCATACCAGTTATAAAATTCAAATGTATCATTCACAGCAGCAAACTTAAATGTCTCGTCTAACCATTCTTCAATATCTTCAGGTTGCTCTGCTACCATTTCATTATACACATATTTATAATACTCACCACACAGCTCTTCCAACTCATTAATCTTATTCATTTTTGTCTTTACTTATTTGTTTTATGCTATACTTATATTTTGAAAATTCATTTCAATTTTTTTTTATTTATATAATTAATTCACTAAACTAAAAATTTATTTCAGTAATTACCTAATTAGGGCAAAAATATATAGTTTTTGAAATTTTTTTTAAAAATAAAATTTTACCATATTAAAAAAAAAAATTGAAATAATTTTTCAAAATATAAGTATATCAAAAACAAAAAAAGAAAAGCAAAGCAAAAGCAAGTAAGAAAGTAAGAAAGAAAAATGCCCTCTATTATCAGTCCTAACTATATTATGAGTGAGTATAAGCACACTCAACTCCAAAAAAAAACAGACGAAATTTGTATTTCTTGGATACACCATTCTAAAAGACTTGGTATGTTCAGTATGGTGGGAATAGTAACACAAATTAATCATTGGAAAGAAAATGGATTGGATATGCGTATCAATGACGTAAATACCAACTCATTTGAATTCCAAGGAAAGACTTGGTTTGTTATGGTTGTACAAGAATATAAAGACGGAGAAATGTATGAAGGAAACCCTATGTGTCCTATGTCTCTATTCTTATTTGGAGAAGGGGTAAATGGTTATACCTATGCCTTTGAAACGGCAACAGAGAGAGATACTATTATTCCTTTTATTAAGAATATGAATGAAGCTGGAATGATTGAAATTGAGAAAGTTGATATTGATACAACTGGTCTTACAGAATTCAAACCATTTCCAATGCTTAAAGATTATAATCCTTCAAAAGAAATATTGAAAAACCTTTGTGAAATTAGAAGCAATATTGAAAAATGTTTCAAAAAGGTTGAAAATGATTATGTAAAAAAAATATCTAATAATGTAAAATATTTTGAAATAAGCAATACACTTACTGAAGCAAATCCAAAGCTAAGAGAATTAAGATTACAATATGATAATTGTAATTATGAATTTGATAAATTTAAAGAAGATATGTTTGGAGTATGTATGCTTTACGCACAGAAACAATTTATGAAAGGTGGAAATTTTATTGAAATACTTAATGATACATTAGAAACTTTGAAAATTCTCAGTGCTCAAGGTTTAATGGATTATATACATAACAGAGTAGCAATTGTGAAAGAGTTGAGAATTGAATATGACGCTGTTCTAATCAAATTGGAAGAAGAATTAGCAGCAATTCCACCGCTTGTTGAAGAAAGAGTGGAGGTAAATACCAAAGCTGAATTGAAAAAGGAAACAACAAGAAAAGCCAATAAAGCTAAGAACCAAAAGGAAAAGGAGCGTCTTGAGTATGAAGCAAGAGTTGAAGAGGCAAACAGAATTTTGGCTGAACAAGAGAAGAAGAAGAAAATGTTAAAAGCCAAGAAACAAGTAGCTAAGCGTTAAGAGAAATATTGATATAAATTAAAAGAAATGGAAGAAATAATATTCCCATTTTTTTTATTCAAAAAAGAAGTCTAAGGCAATCCAGTATCTCCCCTTTCACTAATGCGTTCAGGATTTAACTCAGGGTCATTATTTGGACCTTGACCCCTCATTTGCTCAACTTGTGACAAAGAGATTGGTTTTCTTTTATCAGGGTCACTGCTTCTAAAAAAGTGTTTCAATATGAATTCATTCTTCAAATGGTCTTTGCTTTCATTCAAGTCGTCAAATAAATCCGTGAAGGTTTCACAATCACAATATAAATTTTTAGACCTACCTTCATAAGAATTAATGAAGTGAAGGAAAGCTAAACAATACCAACCACACGCAGAATTCATAAGAGACTGAATATCTTTATTTTGGTAAGGTATTTGTCCTCCACAAAATTCTTCAACAACAAGAGGAGGTGGTTGTCCAAAACTGTCAAAATATACTTTCTCAATAGTTCCGTTGGGATACTTATTTACTTGGAAGCAAGTGTAATGTGACCCGTCATTCCTGTTGCCCTTTTCGTCAAATTCATTTTCCATATTAATTATATAGGACTTGTTATGCTGTAATTTTTCTTCTTCAAGTTCGTCTTTAAATCCACAGAATACAAGTGGTACATTCATTCTCTTAGCCAAGGTCCAAATTTGAGTATCAGTGAGAGACATTTATATTAAGCAAAGAATAAAAAATCGCCTAAAATACTTAACTCCATTTTTTAAAAATGGACTAAAATACTTTATAGTGAATTACCTAAATACTTTAATCCCGCCAAAGTCTTGGTATAACCCAGCTCCCTTTGTTTTAAATGCTGGAAGGTTTGCTCTTCCTTTAATCTCTTGTTTCAAGGCAATCTGTTTTTTTGCCTGTTCAGGGTCAATCTCATAAGCAGTCAAGGGGGTTTCCTTACTTACCCTTTTGAAAGGACGGAATACGGGATAGTCTTTTCCGCCAATATCAGCCCAGTCCTCCTTGAACCACCTACCAAGATTTCTGGGTTTATTATCGTCTTGGTAAGTTCCTCCTCTTTGCTTGTATGTTTTAACAATCCACCCGCTCTTGTAAGCACTGGGTTTCTCATATATTTTATCCGCTTCTTTCTTAATGCTATCATAAAGCAGTTGGTCTAATATTACAGGCATTATATATAATATTAGATTATTTAAATTGGTTCTAATTCAATATCCTCCAATCCTGAGATAGAAGTGTTAGTCCTTTGTAAGGCGGGACTGGAAGGATTTGGAGGAGTAAATATTTTAATAGAATTTGGTAAAGGAGCAAGTCTATCGTCAAGTCTTTTCATAATAGCATTACTATTTTCAATTAACTTACAATAAGAGTTATATTGCTTTTCTAAATAATCCTTAGCTGGTATAGGTCTATGTTCCCTACTTAAAGAAAGTGTTTTGTAAATATCAACACTCATAAGGTAATAATCCCTTTGTGAATTCAATTCATTTTCCATACTCTTTTGAATTGCTAAATAAAGTTCAATAGAACCAATAATAGAGCAAATAAGTGCTAATAAGCAAGTAACTACACTAATAATATTTTGAGAAATATAGGGTTGTAATCCTACAGATACAATGCTATTAATCCCTGAGATAATTATTAAGGGTAGTCTAAAATATTGTAAAATATCCTTAAATATGAAATATTGCCTTTTATGTTCTTTAGCTAAAACAACACAATTTACTCTAATATTTTCCAATACAAATTCTATATCAGTAGTCCAGTCTTCCATATATATTATGGACAATATAAAATAATACTTGCTACAATTGCCCCAGTAATCAAAAACGCCATAACAAAGCAAATAATGCTATTTTGTCTCTCCACTTTAGCTTCTGTACTTGTATTAATGTCATAGAAACTTTCATACAAAGTTTCCCTAGAATGTTCTTCACTGCTTTCTCCGCTTTTTAGCATTATATATTAATACTTTATAAATTTAAAAAAATAATATAGTCTTAATTATATAATGGCTACATACACAGAACCCAGAGAAAACTTAGCAATTTTTGACAGTTCAGTTTTTAGAGATACAAATGAAGGAGAAGCAGGTGGAGGTTTAACCCCAGCACAAGGAGATAGAAGATATTTACGTTTCCCTACAGCACAAGGAACGGAGAATTTACAAGCAATTAATGTTAGTGGTCTTGCTACTTTTACTCAAGGACTTCAAATTAATACAGCAACAGGTATTTTAATTAATGGAACTGATACTACTGACGGATATACCTCAATAGTAAAAGCAGACGCTTACAAACCTACTGCTACTATTGCTGGAGGTCAAGTAGGCATAGGTTCATTAGCAGGGACTACAAATCAAGGAGTAAGTGGTATTGCTATTGGTTCTTACGCTGCTCAATTAAATCAAGGTGCTCAATCAGTCTCTATTGGAGAAAATTGCGGTTATGATAATCAAGCGGCAAGTTCTGTTGCTATTGGAAATCTTACTGCTAATAGAGAACAAAAAGGAAATTGCGTTGCTATTGGAACAAGTGCTGGTCAATTTAGTCAAGCAGCAAATGGTATTGCTATAGGACAAAATGCGGGAAAAGGGACTGCTTTAAATACAAATTTCCAACAATCTAACGGGATTGCTATTGGGACAAATGCTGGAGTTAGTAATCAAGGTGCTAATAGTATTGCTATTGGTGTTTCTTCAGGAAATTCTGCTCAAATAACAAATGCTGTTGCTATTGGAAATGAAGCAGGGAATACAAGTCAAGGTAATTCTGCTATTGGTATAGGGGC